ATCCCTATAGCCAAAAGGGGCTTGCTTGGAACGGTATCCCGCTACATAGTCTTCGGTTAGTTTGAAAGAGAAAAGGGACATAGGTAAAGCCTTTCGGGTTGTTGAGATTGAAAAATGAAGAGGTAAAGTTAATCGTAGTTCAGAGGCTCATTCACCTAATAACAGTGCTCCACTTGCCCCCACCTTGTTCCACTCCTCTCCACTTACTGTTATCAGATACTACTCAAGACTTTGTTGAATGATTTTTGTGGTCTCTGCTTCGCTCAAACCACCGTTTGGAAGGTCTTTTAGAGCCTGTGCTCTGTCACCAAAAATGGCTGAAAGTACCCCTCCTGACGACTGCCGTTCAGCAGTAATTCTAATGAACTCTCGGTTCTCTTCTAACTCTTTCATGCCCTTTACGAGTTTGAAAAGACGGTCAATTTCCTGTGATGTGTTGGGGTCAGGGTAACCGCCATTGAGTTCTTCCGCAAACCTAGAGAAGGCAACTCTTGCTCCTTGCATCTCAATAACAGTGTTTAGCAATGCTTTTAGTTGGTCTTTTGTCTTTACCTCAACAGGCAAGTTGAAGGCACAAGTGTTCTGAGGTTTGAAGGCTGGACAGTTGGCAGCAACAAAGCAAGTGTCACATTGACGTAAAGAAGCCCCTGTGCTTTGCACCATTGGAACGTCTTTAAGTATCTCGTTACCCTCGTCATCTACATCCACAATGGTCTTCATCTTGTACCCAAAAACAGGGAGGCTTGTAACCTCTTGCGGGTCTCTTTCAACCAACTTTTTAGGCTCTTCAACCGCAGATTGTTTCCGCATGTCTAGGGCACTGTTATCAGAAGCATCCCCCCATGTTTCCGCAAAAGTACTCATAAGGGGGGTATCGCTGTTATCAGATAATAGAGGCTCTTTTCCACCATCTACAACGTGCAAATCAGGGCGTTTCTTATCCATTGACTTCTCCAACTGTTGGTATGACCACACTGCTACTTTAGAGGACTCAACCCCATCGTTCTCTAGGAACTTCTCAAAGTCTAGTCCTGCTTTACCCACTACGGCTTTGTAACGGGGTCTTGCTTGAGCCATCATCTTCTTTGGATAACGGACAACCTGCTTACCATCCCAAATGATTGTTTCTCCATTACGCATAGGACTAAGCCAAGAAAGGGTGGTAGAGGTGATAAAAGGTATCTGACGGAGGTTGTCAGGCTTGGCAGAGCCTAGAGCGTGGAAGCGTGTCCCCTGCTGGGAAACCAGTGCTCTAGTGACCCCTGCAAGGCTCGTAGAAGCCTCAATAGAGGCGTGGGGTATAGCCACGTTTCGATAGGTCTTAGACCACTCTCTGAGGCTCTGAAGCCCGTAGGAGTCGTGCCAGACTACCCAAAGTTTGGGGTCATGCTCAAAGAAGGCTCTTTGCTGAAGTACCCAGTCCAACCCCATGATTTGAGAGTCAATCTCCACAAAGCCAGAGATGCGTTCCAGGTTGTTAGCCACAAACTCTTGATACTCGGCAGCAAAAGAAGTTATTTCTTCTTTAGAAGCCCCCGAACCTTCTAATTGGTGAATACCGCTGTCAAGAACTACCTGGACCCCGTCTGGGAAGTGTTCAGAAACAAGCCATAACTTGTTCTTTGGAAGGTAGCGTTTCTTAAGAGCATAGAAGGAGAAACCCATAACTTCTACAGACATTGCCTCTAAGAGTGTTCGGTTACTTCCAACTTCAGAACCGCCATAAATGATTCTCATGACTAGTCATCAAATCTAAACAGAGCACCATCGTCTTGAGACATGTCTAAAGAACGTTTAATGTTTCTTTTGGTAATTACTTCTTCAATGTCTGTCCAGGCCCTCATCTTCTTAGGAGCATCTGGGCGATTTTGTACAAGCATTGTGTCTGGATGGGCTAACACTAAAGAAGGTAGTCCTTGCTCAAATGCCCATGCTGCTAACTTTGGGTCACCAGTAACCAACAGTTCAACCTGTTGTCTTGACCGTGCAACGGTAATTTGGCGTTGAGCCAGTTCATCACCAATCAGGTCATAGGTGTTATCTATAAGTTCGTCATACCCAACAAAGCCATTTACGTTCAACCAGTGCTCTGCTTGAGAACGAGTCCAAGAGGTAAAAATGGCAACTCTATGGTTTGGCTTAAATCCGTAATAAACCATTGCCCCAACTCTGCTGGGGTTGTCGCTGTTGTCGGAACTAAGTACGCCTTCTAGTGCTACGAGTATGTTCAAGTTATCTGCCTGTTCTGTACATCGCTGCTCTACGAATAAGGGTTTGGGTATCGGGAAGAGTTACACCGTATGTTTCTGATTGTATTTCTTCTTTAAATGAGTCGTAATACTCTTTTAATCTTCTTAAGCCAGCAACAGTTCCAAGACGTTTTCCTGCTTGCCAACGATAGTTGTAAAAATCTCCGTAACCCGAACCTGATTCAGAAAAGGCTCTTTTACGACTGCTATGGATGTCGTCCCATAGAGCGGTTGCTTGTTCTAAAGAAGTTAACAACATGTGTTCAGCATTGCGTCTTGCTGATGGATTTTTGGCTGCTTCTAAAGCAGCACTTGCTTGGGAATAACGAGCAGCAATTTCAAGAGCCTTAGCATGGTCTCTGTGTGCTGCTTCTTCCCATGCTGGAATAGGAACTCCCTGTGCTTGTGGGTCAGGGTGAACTGTCCATTCGTTGTGTGTTAAGTCGTACGCTGCATAAGGCTTAATGATTCGAATGTCTGTTGCCCCAGGGTTTACATAGAAGGTAACTTCAAACCCTTCCCAGTTTTTTGTATCTGGCATTAAACCTGTGCGGAAATCTTCGTTGAGCATTTTGCTGATTTCGTTATCAGTTAACCCGCTGTAATCTAAATTAGATTTTCTAAAAGTAACGTAGTCAACACCAATTAAAACATCTAGGTCACCAGGTTCACGTTGTACATGCCACTGATAAGAAACTGCAGAACCTGCAATCCAAGTTGTTGCCCATGCTTCTGGGTTGCGATAAGTCTTTTCTAAGAAACCGTGCAACATACGTAACAATGCGTTGCGTACCCAAGTTTTTATTTTTGTGTCGTCAAACAGCGTTGGGTCTAATTTTGATTCAGGCTTGCTGAAATACGAAGTGGTTGACTCTGCCAAAGTGACTGAGCCAACCACCCGATTCAAAGCATCGTTACGGTTCATGCTTTAAGTTTACTCGTCATCTTCCTCGTTGAAAGGCTTGATGACACGTCGTTTGAACTTACGGCTTGCTTCCTGCTCTACAGAAGGTGGTCTTACAAAACCACAGACTGTGTGAGCAGCAGTAAACCTATGAGTGAGATGCCAAACCTGTTCGCTTTCTTTGTCATCTCCTGAGATAGAAAGGGAACTTTCACAGCCCCCACAGGACATCTCAATAGCAATCATTAGTCTTCAACAACCTCAGCATCGGCTGCAAACTCAATAGTTTGCTCACCAGCATTGAACTCAACTCCACGAGCCTTTAGAGCCTCGCCAACCTTGTCACTAATAGTTGCTTCACGTTGATTAAGAACATTAAGAACTCCGCCAATTACACGGTCTGCAAGTAGTTGTGATTCAATGTCTGAAGAAATTTCACGGCACACTTTGTAAATATCAAACGTGTTTGGAACACGAATAGGTTCCAAGTCATCTGGCATCTCTTTATGTGTCTGAATTGTTCCATCTTCTTGAACTTCGATAATGAAGTAGAAATCGGTTTTTGCCATTAGTCGTACATTCCCATCAGTTGTCGTTTACGTTGTACTACCTTAGCGTGAATTGGACAGAAATGACAGAGGTAGTTCTTTGGACCGCCTATTTCTGTTGACATACCCAATTCTTTTCTTTCTTTAAGGGTGTTTGGAATAAGTCGTTTACCTTCTGACTGGTAATCGGTACAAGACTCTTGAGGTCTATTACGGCTTTTCCAACAACTTAATGCGTCGTCACCAAATTGACTTTTAGTATCGTAAAAAGAGTCATCAATTTCGGCAAGACCTTTGGAGCCTCCACCCTTTATCTGTCTAATTGTGTCTTTGCGAGTCTCTGTATCTTTCCAGACTTTAACTGGAACAATAAACAACAAACCCTTGTGTTCATCACCTGAAGGAAAACGGTGATTCTCACAAGCAATCTGTAAGAGGTGGTCTTGTTCTGGAGGCCCACTATAAGGGGGCAGTTCTTCTATAGAAGAACACACCATGCAATAAAGAACTCTAAGGACTGGGCCTTTGTTCTTATCATCTGGTTGACGAGACCCCAATAGAGGGATGTTAGACATGTTGTGCTCCTTGTTGTGTTACGTACAGCCTAGCAGATTAGATTAAGAGTTCCAGAGTTCCTGGTCTCTTGCGGCATCATGTGCTGTAGTGAAGTGTCCTTTGAGAGCACGGCGAACTACGCCTTGCTGACGTGAGGTTGTCTGGCTGTACTTAACGTCTGGAACGTGCCATCCGTGAGTCTCTGAGTGCCAAGCAATAGGTGTTGAATAAGAAGACACAACGTAATTTGGGTTGTGCTCTACGTAAGCATCCTGGTGTTCTCTTGGAAGTTGTCCAAAAGTACCTGGACGGTCTCCACCTTGGATGTTTGAGCCTTGGAACTTTTCCTTATTGGCGATTGCCTCGCCCATATTCTTAAGGTTAGTTTTTTTAGGCATTTACTTACCTGGGTTAACCTGGTTTGGATGCTCTGTTGTTACAAAACCGTAATTAAAAAATGGGTGAAGTGACTGACGGTTCTCCATAGTGATTTCATCACCAGAACCAGGCATAACCTCAGTATCTGGACGAGCCTTACGGTACTTACCGTCTGTAGCCCCATCGTTAAGGGACTTGTTCATTGAACGTGATGAATTAACAGCCATTATTAAACCGCCTTCATGTTTTGAATCTTCGCAGGACCTTTAGCCGCTGGAAGAGGAGCAATTTTTGCTGGGGTTCCAGCCTTAAAAGGCATTTGCTTTGCTGTCTTTCCTAGTGCACCTACTGCGGAACCTGATGCACGACCCATTGCAGCACCTGCAGCACGACCACCTATAGCACCTGAAGCAGCACGACCTGCAGCAGCAGCAGCACCAAGTCCTCTAGCAATACCAGCAGCACCACCAGCAGCAGCACCACCAGCAGCACCAACTGGACCAAGAGCAGCACCACGTGCAGCACCTAAGCCAGCACCAATAATTCCACCAGCAGCAATACCACCAGCAACACCAAATTGCTTCTTGCTAATCATTGGACTAACTGCATTTCCAAGTTTGTTTCCTGCAGCACTTGCTTTCTTTGCTGCACCAAGCATTGGTAGACCAGGAACAATTGCTCCTAGAGTACCGCCAGCAACTGCACCAACTGCACTTCCAATTTTTCCAAGAAGTGTGTTGCCTGATTTCATACCAGCAGCAGCACCACGAGGACGGTTACCTGCTGGAGACATTGGATTACCACGACCTGCACCTGCAGAACCTGTACCAGTTGCATTACCAAGATTTACTTTTGTTCCTGACCAAATCATATTTCCATTTTTGTACTTAGACCCTGGAGCGGTCATCTGTGGGTTTGCTTTGCGAAGAGCAGCAAGAGTTGTGTTGTTTGCTGCTGCAATTCCTGAAAGCGTGTCACCCTTTTTAACAGTGTACTGACCTGTTGCTGTTTTCTTTTTTGCTGCTGCAGGTTTTGCTGCGGCTGCAGGAGCAGCAGTTATTGATGGTAGTGATGACGCAATTCCACCGCCGTCTGCCAATGATGGTTCTCTCATGGTTTATTCCTTTTCCTATAGGTAGTGAGATTATTACTCACCACGGCCTACTTTGTATGCCTGAATTCGGGCTTTTCTTTTTTCTGAGTTTGCTGCATCTGCATCTGAGCGGATTTGGGCTATTTCCCCTGCCCCAGCAAGTCTGTCGTGGGCTGCACTTTTGGCAGCGGCTATTGTCTGTGGGTCTCCTTGGGTGTGGACCAAATGATGGTGAATACCCAAGATGCTTCCTAACTGGTGGTCTCCAGCAGCAACAGTTGCGTGTACCTCATGAAAACTTGTTTGATGAACCATGTATTCAGGTGTTCCACGAGTAGCGTCCATACGGTCTAAATGTGTGTGTGCTTGTTTTACCAATACTTTTAGCAAACCAACTTGTACACCAGCACCAGTTGCTTTACCTGTTGCGTTTCTAACAGTTCTTGTTCTTGGTGCTGCTTCTGGTCTTACAACAGGAGCATCAGGAAGTGCTGTAGTTTGTGCTTCTTTTACATCCGCTTGAGTAACTTTACGAACAGTACCTTCGCCTGTACCAACTAAACGTCCTGCTTTAGGCGTAACTACTTTTCCTGTTTTTCTATCAATCTTTTTACCACTACGAGTTCTGCTTCTCTTCTTTTGTGGTTGAGACGGCAGCATCTTTGGGTCGGTAGTGTTACCAACAAAATTAGGTGTACCTAGTGGTCCTGGTGCTACAGGTGCTTTAGGAAAAGGTCTTCCACGAACTTTTTTAGGTTCGGCAGGTGCAGCAGGTTCTGGTTTAGGTCTTTCACTAACAGCATTTCTTTCACGTCGTTTTTCTTCAGATTCACGTGCAGATTTTAATGCTGCCTCAGTTTCTTTATCAATTTCGGCTGAACGTTCAGGAGTCATTCCCACTCTTTGAACAGAGTCTTTTTTCTTACGTGCCATCATGCCATCCGATTCTTCAAACGACGAGCACTATGCTGTGAAAAACACTCTGCACACATACCCTTGCTATACATCGCTTGAGTTGGATTCATAATTAATCCACATGTTGGGCATGGGTGTGAACCGTTGTAATTCATGATGTTGTCTACAACAGTCTTTGCTTGCATTTCTAAAGGAAATGCTCCGCCTTCCATATCCATTAGTTGGCTCCTAAATCATTACGTGATGAACCTGAGAACTCGCCTACACCACCTGAGAACCAAGAAATTCTTGGTTCTACGTAGTTACGGTCAATAGAAACAATATCGTCAATACCAAAAGCACGACGGTCATAACCGTACTTTTCTGGAAATAATCTAATTTGTGGCAACGGTGGGCGTACCATTTTTTGAATATCTGCCCCTGGAATGTTCATAACCATAAGTGCTTGGGAGGTTAACTTTTCCATGTTACTTGTCCAAGGTCCGTTGTACTGCCAACGCTTTGCTACTTGGTCAGGTTGAAAAGGTGGACGTTGATTCCATGGTCTGCGTCCATAAACGCCATCGGCTTTTTGTGTCATGTTATCGCCACGCTGGTCTCATGTTTAGAAGTCGAGAGTTGTTTGCTTTTGCATACAAAACTCCTGGCTCATCTGCTCTTAGGTTTGCTTTACCATCGTTAACCAGATGTGGTGCAGGAGTTAGTTCTACTTCTGGTTTGTTTCTATCTGAATAATATACAACCACACCTCTGGAGACATCAATTTGCGATTTCATTTGGCGAGATATTCCACGGGTGGGTTGTAATTCTGAGGGCCAGTAGTACTGGGCTGCGTCAACTCGCTCACCTTTGTGAACTCCACGTTGATACGCTTTTTTATTTAAATTGTTTTTTAAAGAGTCTAATAGTCTGTCATCACGACGACGAGTTGTTAAAGAACCTAGGTATCCATCTGGATACTCTGCAGAAGGTACACGTCCTACACCAAGGCGTTGAAAGTCAAGGTTAGAACGAACAGAAGGACCGCCATAGTCTCCCTGATTGTTGTAACCGTTTAACCCACCAGCACCTAGCGATTGCCAGTTCTGGTTAGGTGACATATTACCTAGTGGCATTAGTTACCTGTACCTCTTAAACGTTCTACACGGTTTTTGTTAATAGTTCTTAATACTTCGCCGTAAGTAACTGGCTTACCAGCGTTAGTTCCACCAACTTTATTCCAATCTTTGTTGGCGTATTGGTTCTTAGTAAATGAGCCTTTGCCACCCTTCATATTCATAGCCCCTGGCTGATAGTTAGGGTCAACATCGTTTTTTCCTAAATCTGCAGTGTGAAACAAAACATCTCCACCATGTGGACCAACAGTTGCACCCTTGCGGTTTACTGGTGTGTGAGGCAATGCGTATGCAGCCTCTTGCTTTTCTGACTCACCCATTGCTTGAGATTCTTTAGGTGTCTTAACTTGTACAGATAAATCTTGTGTGTAGTGCTCTGGTTCATTTTTCCATGCACCATGAAACGCACCTTCATTGCCCTTTACTTTAGAGGCGTGTTCGGCTTGGTATGACGACAATTGTTCTGATGTTGCTGGAAGTGGTGTGCGTTTTTCCGCACCATCAAATGCAGTCATAAACCCACGACCTTGAGGTGCTTGACCTGTGGTCAGGTTCATAGAACCGCCACCTTCTTTAGGGTTGTTTATGTGTGCAGCAAATTGCTCGTTATTTAATTCCATGAGCCAATGGTCTACTCTAGACTTGTGTTTGTCTTAGTAAAAGGAGCAACAAATGACTAAACCAACCCACCACGTGGCTATTGCAGTTGTTAATAACCTGAAATTTCAGGCTGTTTGCAATCCCACTAAATGTGGATGGGTTGGTTCAGTTACTGATAAATCTATGGCTGAGTTTGAGCGGGAGATGCACTACTTACAAATTCTTGACCTTGGTACAGAGCAGCACCGTCAATAATATGTACAAGTTCAACTGAGAAACGTCCTGTTTCTTCGTTGTACCAAACAACAGCAATACCTTGTTGCCAGTTCTCCCAATGTTTTCCTGGTTTACCGTCAGCACTAACACCTGAGTTAACCGATGGGACAGCACCATCTACACGACATAAACATCCAGGAGATACAGCAACACTACGAATTGGACCATCTTGGTCGTATGTTGTTCTGTACTGCAACTCTTGTCTATGAATGTGACCAAAAATAGTTGATAGGTGTGGTGTGTCATTTGTATAGGCTGCAGCAGTTGAACCGTTGCTTCGTACTTTTGTTCCGTGCATTGCACGTAAATACTTACCTAACCAAATCTGTGAGTCCAGTGATGGGTACTTGTCGTAAAACTCAACATTTAATTCTTTTAAACACAATAGGTTTTGAACGCTAAGTACTGGGTCTCCATCAATGTCGTCTGCTTTTTTTAATCCGTAGGATGCTTTTCCATTACGGAATGCGTACAGGCTTAGTCGGTCATCATGGTTACCCTCTAGAAGTGCAATACGAGCATCTGGAGCAATAGCACGTTGTTTTGCTAAGAACTCGTATCCATAGTTGATTGCTAACTGTGTTGTATTAGCAAATGATGGCTCTTGTGCAAACCGAGAGTGTTCTGGAAGGTCTAGGTAATCTCCTAGATTGATGATGTCATCAACACCGTACTTTTCTTGAACAAATGCTGTAATTTGAAGTGCAACATCAATTGCTGCTAAATCGTGAAATGGGTCTAGTCGTCCATCTTCATAACGACGGTAACCAATCTGTGGGTCTGGAAGAATGACAGCACACTTTAATTTGGTTGTGCTTTTGTCATGACGTGTAGGAACCCAACCAAGGTTGACCTCAACTGGGTCTGCTTGGCGTAATGGTTCGTAACCTTCCCATGCAGGATGAATTACATACTTGTAACCCTCAAGGTCATGAACTGTTGCGTTGCCTTCTTCGTCTTTTGTAACGGTTTGATAAGTAGAAACGCTTACCTTAGAGATGCGTCCAACATCTTCTGCGTTTAAACCTTGTTTTTCTAAAAGTTCTTTAACTCGGTTTTTATGCTGTATGTCAGCAACCTCGCTTTTAAAGTCGTCACTTAGCGACATGCACATTTACCCTTCAGATGGTGGCGGATTGTGTCCCGACTTATGTCAGTCATTGTTTGAAACTTTTCGTGAATTTTTACGTAGTTAGGTTTAACAACATCGTCATGGTTTGCTTTAATCCAGATGTCAACCATCTCACGGTGTTCTGGTGCAAGGAAATCTAACCAGTCTCCAAAACGACAACGCTTTGTTTCTGGTAAATGGAGTGGGGTATTAAAAAAAGAGTCAAACTGTTCTTCGCTTGGATACTGAAATGCTTTTGGCATGTGTTCCTCTCCTAGAGATTTCCTCTAAGAAAGCGTACACGAAAAAGTCAAAGAACTGCTGGTAGGTCTCTTAATCTTCTTGACGTGTCGTGCTTGCTGAATCGTCAAAATTATAGTAAGAGCCACGGGTCTGCTTTGAGTAAGGAGCAGGGGTACCGTAGGGATTGTTCTCATTCTTCCATGCTGTGCGTTGTTGAGCACTTGAAAGGTTTTGAGAACCCAAAGCAGACGGAGATGACACGCCCTCATACTTATAAGCAGAGAAGCGTGAATCACCTTCGTCTTGAGCAGACTGTTTTCTACTCATTAAAAATTAGTACTTACTTGAGTCATTGCCGTCAGAAAAGTTCTGACGTGAACCCATTGTAGAAGGCACAGTGCGACCGTTAGCCTGTGTTGCTGCAGCCTCTGGTGAAGAAACTGAGTACTTTGACTTAACACGGTATGCAGCACCTAAGCGTTCTCCACCAGCGTTAAGAATAGCAGGACGACCGCCACTCTTTCCACCAGCAGTTGGGTCTGCTGCTTGTGTGTTCTTCTTTGGCATAAGTGTTCCCTTGACAGCACCTACAGAAAGTTTTGCACTTCCCGCAGTAATGTGTTGTTCAATAACACTTGGAACATCTGTTGATGTTTTCTTTCCTGCTGCAGCAATTGTATTCATGGCTGCTCCTGCACGACGACGCATAGCGTGTCCCATCTTTCTATAGTCTGACATTAGAACTCCTTTGTGCCCTAAAAGAAGGATACCTTCTTTTAACTTGCTTGGATGCTAAACACGATGGCGGAGATTTCCCCGTCACGGCTTTCGATGGTTGTGAAACCTGGCTTGCAGGTTAGGTCTAACCCTCTTGGGGCTACATATCCACGAGCAATGGCTAGGGCTTTAACTGCTTGGTTAACAGCACCTGCTCCTACGGCACGTAGTTTGACCTGACGGTCTGCATACAAGGCATGAGCGATAGCGGAAGCAACGCTTTGTGGGTTACTTCCAGCACTTACACGAAGAAATGGCTCTTCTGGAGAGACAGTTGGTTCAACATTAGTCACGATTTATTATCCCTTTAGTTTATGGTGCCCGCCTACTCCCTAAAGGTAGGGATAAACCATAAATACGTCAGGATAAACGTGGTTCATCCCTATATTTTTTATCAGACATTTGTTTAATAATTGCCTTTTCAACTTCGTTTATCCCATTACCTGAGACCAACCTGGCTAGGGCATACGAGTCAGCAGCGTTGTCATCGTTAAACTCCACACCCCAACGCTTATACATTTGCATCAACATTTCTTGTTTTTTAGCGTTGCCTTTACCTGCAGCAAACTTCTTTAAGGTCATAGGGGATACTTGCAATGGGAATATCTTGTCTCGTTCGTAAAGTTCTAGTTTAACAATGGCTGCTAACTCTCCCAGTTTTAAAGCAGCAGGGGATTGAAGAACGCTACCTTCTATAGCAACATCCAATATTTCAGCATCTAACTCCTGAATGTAATCAAGAGTATCTCCAACCCACTCTTTTATATCTACAAGACGCTCAATACCAAAATATGGAGATTTATATACCCAAGTGTGAAACTCCAACGGATTGTCTTCGGATATAGCGGTTAGACCAAATCCAGTTAATGACTGGTCTATTCCTATATACACGTCTTCTTTGCGTGTAAGTCCACCATCAAACGTTTTTGTTGACAAGGGTGTCTACTAAAAAGTTTAGTTGTTCAATGGTTCCATCGTTATTAATTCTTTCATCAAAATTATAAGCGTTCATCTCCCATTCAGAAACATGACCGTTTGCAGCATATATTTCAGGCCGTTCTACACGCCATATCTTTCCTTTTAAAACTTTTATTGTTCCTGCTTCGTTTAAAAAACGAACGTCTGTAATTACATATCTTTTAGATTTGTCAGACATTTTACGAAGTGCAGTAGCAACCCAAATATCTTCTCCTAAGTAAACACGAGCAGAATATCCAAGTTGTTGGAGAATCTCACGAACTTCAGAGTTTTGTTTAGCAACATCCCAACCATATTCATCAACTAACTCATCCAAAGGATTGCCATTGATTTTAGGATTCATTGCATAAACCATTTTTCTAATAGGGTCAGCAAACGCAATTCGTTCAAACCCATGTTCGGTTACCAAACGTTCTGCAACAGTGTCTTTTCCAGATTGTGCAAATCCAGAGAGTCCAATAATCATGATGAGAACTTATCCTTTCGTATTGCACGGAAATCAGACGAACGACGAGTTATTTCACGGGAGACCAATGCGGTGTCTCGTTCTAGGTTGTAGAACATTACTTCAATCATTTTACGGTAAGCGTAAGATTCTTCTAACTTTTCAGCCAATCCCAAAACCTTTGGGTCAATAGCAACTTCTGCTTTGATTGCAGTAATCCGTTCTCCTGTTGTTTTTTGACCCATACGAGTAACCATAAGTCTTGCAGAAGCAGAATCAACTGCTTTTTCTGCATATCGTTCGTCTACTTGTGCTGCAGACAACTGTGTTGCAATGTAGTTAGACCAAGCAGTTAAACTGCTAAACAAATGACTTAATTCTTCTCCGTCAAGGTCTGTTAACTCTTTTGGCATAGTAGGAAACTCTGATTGCTTTGCAGCATGAAAAAACCCTTGTTCCGTCAAAGCATCTACCGCTTTCTGTGAGGCTGGTCCAAACTTAAGCATTGCTCTCTCCAAACTGGTTACATTGTTTACAGCCTAGTGCAGCGTTGTTACTGCACTCAATTGGGGTACCCGCTTTAAAAGCGTCTACAACTAACTGTGCTTTTTCAAAAATAGGTTCTACAAACTCGTAGTCTGCCTTTATCGTAAACTCACGATAATCCTGGTCAGCCTTTAATTCGTAAATAAAGACTATTTCTTTAGGAGCATCTTCACCAAATATTCTTTTGGCTAACTCTAAGTACATCTGACCTTGCAGAATGTGGGTTCTAAAAGGACGACGAATACTTCTCCAGGCTTTAGTTAAATCACCATCAGCCTTAGCAAGTAATTCTGGTGCCTCAAACCGAAGAGTTCCTGCACCAATCGATTTAATTTCAATTAAACAGTCGTCACCAATTCCTTTAATCCAACCATCAGCATGACCAGCAATCATGAGTTCTGGAAGAACTAACGGCACTTCTTTGTAATCAACACTTGGGTGTACATCTTTAGCAACAGCCCAAGAAGTTCCAGTGGAGTCACTCCAAGCACCATACAACACACCCATTTCTCTAAACCAGTTTTGCCACTTAGCATGGATGCTGTGTCCTTCATCAAAGATAGACTGCAAACGAAGGTTTGCTTTGTCTTTCTTAACCTCTGCACCTGTGAGTGCAAAGTAAGAGGCTCTTAGACACCAATCAGATTTAACCATCTCGGATGGATGCAACACCGTTGTTGACCGTTTTTCTGGTGGTCGTGACATCAAGTGTCGTTCAATATCCCCGATTAGACGAGGGTTGGTCTTCTTAGCGTCTAAGAACTTCTTTAGGTCTGTCATTCATTTTCCAATCTAAGGATGAACTCTTTTAAAGTCATCTGTTTTTTGTAAGACTTTTTCCACTTTCTTACTTGAGCATTTCTTTCACGATGTGAAAGTCCTCCCCAAATACCGTGTGGCTCATCCCTTTCTACAGCATCCCACAGACATTGAGCACGAACTGGGCACGGAGTTTTTCCGTTTTCTCCAAAACAAAACGTTTTGGCCCTATCAGCAATGACTGTGTATAAATCTTTGTCACGAGGTGGGTAAAAGGTGTCAGTGTCCTCTCCCCTGCACTTTGCCTTATACCGCCATGAATAAGACGGTTCGTCCATTTATTACGATTCCTTTTCAATGGTCTCTCTCATTTCTAGGTAATCGTCTTCAAGGAGAACCACGTAGTTCTCCCCATCTAAATGTAAACCGAGTACGGGTGTTCGGCTATCTAGTATTGCCTCTCTCGTTATCTTCTTTAGAACTTCTGACTTTATAGTGACTTGCTTTTTGCCTGTCCACTTATGTTCAATCAATAAGTCTTTAGAACGTACATCTCCCTTTCTTGACCAGAAGGCTCCAGAAGCCGCAGTCCTTGAACCGTCAACTTTTTTTGCTAAACGGTTTTCGTGTTTGCGTGATTGCTTCTGGCCTTCTGACTTCATTAGTCCTCAAGCATGTGTGACTTGTGATGACCAATGGCGGCAATTGTCAGTGCAACTGTTTCTGCAGTGGACTGTACTGTTACCGATAAATCTTCTGGGTGCATTTTGTCATGCAAGTGTTTGCCAGTTACATACGTGTCAGAGGCTTTAACAACCTCTGTAAGAATAGTCAGGTACTGGTCCATAGACAAATACCACTTAGGTTCTTTAGCCAAGTTTCAACACCTTCTTTGCTAGTTCTTCTTTGAGTTCAATCTCTTCTCGGATGCTTGCAATTAGTGCATCTGTGCCTTGCCACTTACGTTCACCGTAGTAATACCAAGCACCCTTACGCTCTACTATCTCATTAAGCACTGACATTGCTGCAATTTCCTTGGCAAAATCATACTCTCCTGGAGCACAATCTCCTCCTGGGGCAAAGTAAAAATCAAAGTAAGCCACACGCTGTGGTGGTGCTGTCTTGTTCTTTAGACTGCGAACTTTGATGACCTGACCAATACGGGTCTTGTTACCACTAGGACCAATCTCAATCCACTCGTCTCTACGTACTTCACAACGAGTAAAGAAGGCATAGTTCTTACCCTCTCCACCAGGAGTAGTACGAGGGTCTCCGTGCATTACGCCAATCTTCATACGGTATTGATTTATAACAATGCCAAGTACAGCACGTTCATCTTCTACCAAACTTCTTTTGATGGCTGAACCAACAACTCTAAAGAACTTATTGGTGAGCAAGGCTCCACGACCTACAGTCATCTCATCCATGTTCTTTTCCATTTCAGGAGCAGGTGAGAGTGCTGGCAAAGAGTCAATAACAATTGCATCTACAGCCTTAGATTCAGCAAACGCAATTACTGCGTCATACGCTTCTTCCATAATGTTGGTTTCAATAACAATTACACGGCTTGTATCTACCCCACACATTTCTGCATATTCAGGAACCCACTGCTCTGCAGCAACCCACACGGTTGTGTGTTCAGGGTCTAACTTTTGATTAGCAGCAATTGTTTTTAATGCTACTGCGGTTTTTCCGTGTGAGGATTCTCCGATGAGTTCGTTCCATTGGTTTCCAGGAAATCCTCCTCCAAGGACGTAATCCAACGTAGTAGAACCGCTGGTAATACGAGGAATAAGGTCAGCCCGAATATCGGAACCGACCACAACAACATTTTCCCCAAACCTTTTATTGAGTTGTGCTGCGACTTTTCGTGCTTCGTCATTTATCATCCGTCAATTCTTCCTATGATGCCTTGTGGATTCCAGTTGCTAGTAGCATCATTTCCAATAGAGGACTTTGTTGTTCCTTCAACTTTTGCACCAGTTAATGCTCCGTACTTAGAACCAGATTGATTAATTGGGTATCCACAGTCGTAACAACGTGGTGCTGTGTTTTGTACTGCCATGTAATTATTGGAATTACATTCAGGACACCTTTGTGTTTGTTGAGCACTTCCAATTCGCAAATTAGATTGCTGTTGTGGTTGTGGTGGTTCAAATCGTGTCATCGGTTGTTGAGAAGGTGGCATCGGAGGAGATACGTCCTGTCGTTGTGCAGGAGCATTTCCCTGCAATTGTTTTGCCCACCAATCTGCACTGCTCATCGTGGCCTCCTAGGTCCAACCGTTAATAGGTTTAAATCTACCATCTGTGAAATAGACCCTAGCACAGCACCAAGCATCATCTGATGATTGTGGGTAACCATGCGTGTCCACACTTCTTCTGGAACCTGACTTAAATCTCCTGAAATGTTTGTTTTTTCTAACTCCATGTTGGACTTAGCAATTGCAAACGTTTGAGCAACAATCAGTGGGGTTAGATGTTCAACCCGTCTAAGTCGTCTATCACTTGCTGCCTGTTCCATTTTGGCAACCTCGTCACTAACCATGGTTGTTCCAGATAACACACTTAAAGCAAATGCGTCTTTAAATTGAGCATCTAAATACAAACCACGAATACGTGCCATAACTTCAGTGGTCAACTCATCTAGTGTTAACTCATGGTCTTTCTTCTTTTTCTTAAACCATCTCACTTGGCTTCTCCCCACTTTTGTACAACGTATGTTTCTGCAATCAGAGGCACAATCATGTCTGGAAGTTTAACACCTTCCATTGACGACTTAATTGCTGCAGCAGTCTCTTCAACTAGGTGGTCTGGAGTAATGGTTACAAGTTCATCGTGAACTGTAAGAAGGACATTTACTTCTGGCTCATCAACAAAACAAGAGTGTGCTCTAACCATAGCCAACTTAATTAAATCAGCAGCAGACCCTTGAATAACCGTGTTAAAGGCTTGTCGTTCTGCTCGTGACTTTTGTCCTAGGTCTTTGTTTAGTAACTCAGGAATATAACGTCGACGACCTAAAACTGTAGACACGTACGGCAGAGGTCTTTGTTGACGAGCAAGACGAATTACTCGTTCTCTGTAATTATTTACAGATGAGAACGAGTCATTAAATCGGTCCATCAACTGATGAGATTCTTTGACTGTACAACCAATCTGGTCTGCAATCTTTTCTGGACCAATGCCATAAGCAATAGCCAGTACAAGAACCTTTCCTGCTTTACGGTCTACACCCATACTTGTTCCAATAGTTGTGTAGATGTCTCCGCCTTCTAGGTAGTTGTTAACCATCTGTGGGTCACGAGAAAACGACGCAATAATTCTTGGTTCAATCTGTGAATAGTCAGCAACTACTAACTTGTACCCAGGAGGTGCAATAAACAAATTACGGATTAACTTGCCGTATTCACCACCGTTAGGGATGTTCTGTAAGTTTGGCTCGCTACTAGAAAAACGACCAGTCTCAGCACCATGCGATTTAAAGTTAGTGTGTACCTTGCCGTTTACTAACAAACTCTGTCGTTCTGTAGTTTTTGATTTACCTGCTGTAGTGCGTGTAACTGAACCGCCTGTGTATGGAGTTACATAGGTTGTCATAATTTTGTTTAAGTCTTGGTACTTCATGATTGCTCCCACTAAAGGGTCTTTCTCACGGTAATACTCAAGTGCTTCTGCACTTACAGAATAATGTTGAGGACCAACCTCAACCCCACTCTTGACTGCTTCTAATCCTTTGGGTGTAAGTGCAATCTTAATTGTCTTGTTAGGTCGAATACCTCTACCACCCTCTGACTTTGGAGTGAAGAGAATGTTTTGTTTTTCAGGTATTGAGTTCATGTGAAACTCTTTACCTGCAAGTTTGTAGGCTTCCGCAGTTACTTTAACAAGGTCCTTATCAATCTGCTTACGAAGGCTTTCAAGTTCTTCTTCATCAATAGTTGCACCCGCTAACTCCATATCAGCAAGTACAAGCATAAGGTCCATTTCTAAACGCCAAACAGTGAGCATTTCTCGTTCTTTAATGCGTTGGTCATACACCTTGTACAACTTCCAAGTTGATTCAGCATCAATGGCTGCATATTTAGCAACCTCACTAAACGAGTGTCGTTCAACTGCTTTACCTACACCCTTAACAACAACTAGTCCTAATTCTCTCTCAGCACAGGCTGCAAGTCCTAAATTGTTTTTGGTTCGGTTATCTAAAATAAATGAAGCCATCATTGTGTCAAAGTACGGCTTTGGACAAACTACTCCTCGGTAGTACTTAGCAATTGCTTTGAGGTCAAACTTGATGTTGTGTCCAACTTTTGTTTTGTCACTAAACAATAAAGGCTTGAGTGCTTTAAACACATCCCCTGGGAGTAACTGTTGAGGTGCTGTGTCGAATACTGGTGTCCAGTTATCTTCACGTTTTGAATAGTCTTGTTCACGAACTTCTTTTCCTTCCGCTAAACGCTTTTCTCCAGAAGCAAGCAACGGCTTGTCGTGATGCAAAAACTCACCGTTTGGGTGACCCATTGGTATAACGTCAACACGTCCTTCTGTAGCAAAGGCAATCCAAGTAACTTCGTTAAGAAGTGGATGCAACCTTGAGAAGTCATCTGGACCTACGGTTTCAACGTCAAATGCAAAAGCAGGTTGTTCTAAATAAGCATTAACCATTTCTGTCAATGCTTCTTTTGTAGTAATGATATTCATAATGCTCCTTTTATAGTGTGGTGGGTTAGCGGAATCCGCATACTGCTAACCCACCACGTGGGACTAATCGCTAATGGGGGTTAAGCGATTGAACGAGCAATCTCAAGTAATTCGGAACGAGGTGTATCCCAAATTACTTCAGGGCTAAATGACTCAGCCGATGCTACGAGTTCCTCAACCTGAGCAAGGTCAAGGTCCCAATCTTCCATAAGGTCTGTTCCACGAACACGCTCTAATGAGTACGTTGTCTGTGGACCAGTTCCTGAACGTGAGATTGAATAATAAAACTTATTCAACGGTCCACGCTTAGGGTCTTCGTGTGCTGCCTTAATCTGACGGAACAAAGTTGGTGGAGCAGTCATAATCATTGTCTTCTTCTCTTCTGATGAAAGAACAAGAACAGTGAAAGCAAACTTGCCACGTGGCTTATCTCCTAAAAGGTCGCATAGTGGGCAACCCTCTGGGTCAGAATCTGCAAGACAAACAAATGAACGCTTACCTGACGAACGGTCAATCCAATGCTGTTCGTAACTACGGAAAGGTCCGTCACCAATAAACTTGATGAGTTGTGATTCTTCTGTGAACTTAAAGTCATTTGGATATTCGCCGTCTTTAACGGTTGACTTTAAGATTTTACTTGCTGCATCCCATCCAGCCTGAACTGTTGTTCCGACCTTTGGTGTTGCGTTTTCGTCATCTGCATCCAAATAAACATCTGCATTGACTGATGGTTGTGTGATAGGCATTTTTCTTCTTTCGGTAATGAGGCTTTCGCACTCGGTTGGTTGTGAGGTATTAACTCTCGTTAGCAGTCTGGTCTTTCCATCTTGAAAGAATCGCAATGGTCAGGTCTTCGTGCTGGGACCATTCTACACGAGCAGTCCCTAAAAGCCCTCTTTTGGAGAACTCTTCAATGGCGATTTCTATAAGAACCCGTGTATAGACACGGTTTCCCCCGACCTTTTGTCCGTTTAAGGACTTAGACCGAAGCCTATATGGTGCTCTTGGAATATAGCCTTTCTTTTCCCATGAGCGGATACTGATGATGCTTTTCTCTAACGCTTTGGCTAAAGCACCGATTGTAAAGACCTCTACGTCTTCTCCACCTAAACGTTTAATGATAGGTGTTGAATCCCAAGCGTCTTCTTCATAAGATTTTTTGCGTGGAGCCTTTGGGTTTACGTCACGACGTTTTTGTTTTGACCCAGGCTTGTATTGCAAATCAGCAAACGCTTTTGCAATCTCGTCTTCTCCACGCAATCCAGCCATTGTTACTTCTTGCTCAACATAAGTGCCCACACAATTTTTGGTGGGAACATTTCATCAACTTCTTCTTCAGTAAGAAGACCCTCATACAAAGCAGCCATAAGTTCGTCTTCGTCAACAATACGAACTGTCTTATAAAGACGGTCAGTTAAACCCTTTTTTTCAATAAGGTCTTCAGCAATCATCTCGTCAATCTTGCGACTAACACGCTTTTGCTTTTGCAAACTTACATATTCATCAACAGGTTCTGGAAGTTCTAGCCACCAGTTGCCTTTGTCATCAGTAAACCCATCTTCTTCAATCTTCTCAAACAAAGAAACTTTAAGTTCTTTTTGACGTGCTTCAAACTGGTCTATGTTTTTCTTAAGTGATGCGTACTCTTTTGTTTGACTAATTAAGTCATCACCTGAAAACTCACGTGGTTCATCGGCTGCTCTTGCCATGCTGTCTCCTTATATTTGTTTATTGGTTAGAAAGTTTAGAAGGCTACCAACAGTTAGGTCAACCCCTCCACGGGAGTTAATGCCTGTACCGTCAATAACTGCGTCAGCAACCGAGTTCTTCTGATGCAACATCTCGTGCTGACGTTCTTCAATAGAATTTAAAGCGAGGAAATCTTGGATGATGACGGTTTTCCACGTGCTAGAAGTACGTCGTATACGAGAGTTCCTTTGAACTGCTGCACCAGAAGACCAGGGTAAGTCGTAGTTTACGAGCAGATTAGCCTGGGGAAGGTCTACGCCATAACCACCTGCATCGCTGGATATCAAGACCCTAACTTCTTTAGAAGTCTGAAAATCTAACTTTGCTTCTTCTTTGGCTTTAGCATTCATTTCCCCTGAATATAAACGACTTTTAATCTTCTTTAGAAGAAGTCGTTCCTGGATGAGGGGAAGTACACCCAGGTAACTTGCAAAAACTACGACCTTGGAGTTTTCATCCGTTTCGAGATGTTCCGCAATATAACTGACCACTGCTTCCAGTTTCGGGCAACTTGTACCGATATCACTGAGATAACCACCATCGTACAAGCCAGAAATGTATTGACTTCCACCTTTTGCTCCTTCTATAGCAACTCGTTCACCGTCTATGTCCATCCAACCATCTTTGTATTTAGTTGAACTTTCAACTAATAAAGTAGGGCTGTCGCACAACATTCGTAGTGCAGTTATTTTAGACATGATGGAGCCTCGCAGAGCATCTGCGGGACTACCAGCAGCCCAACCTTGTCCATAGTGGGCTTCAATAGAAAACCCACCACCAAACAAATCTTGTGCTTCTTTTAGTTCATTTGCTAAGTCCATCGAAATCTTTTCATAAAGTTCTGCAGACTTCTTATCTAACTTAACACGTACTGGGTCTAAATGAATAGTGGCGGGCAAGTACGGAGCAACGTCTTCGTCAGACTGTGCTTTTCGTACTGATGCGGCTTTAATCTTCTCATGTAGTAATGGAAGATTGCGGTATCTCTGTACCCCGCCAAAGTTGTTTCTTACAATAAAGGTCTTATCAAAAAGGTCAAAGCGACCAAGCAGACCTGGCTCAACAAACTGCATAATGCTGTACAACTCTTCAGGCTTACCGTTTTCAATAGGTGTGCCTGTCAAAGCAAACCGAACAGGAATGTTTGCAGCAAGTTCTTTTACTTTCTTAGTTCTTTTAGACCTAAAACTTTTGATAGCAGTGGCTTCATCACACACAACCACTCCAAAGTTTATGTGTTTTAACACATCCCAATCATTAACAATAGATTCATAATTTGTAATTACGTAGTTGTAATTACAAGAATCTGCGTATTGAGTTGCACGGGCTGTCTTGCTTCCATCAATCACTATAGATGTGGAGTTTGAAAACTTGGTTATCTCACTAGCCCATTGATATTTAAGGCTGGCTAGTGCAATTACAAGTACAGGTTTCTTTAAACCTTTTTCTCGCATCTTTTCAATAGCAGCAATTGTCATGCAGGTTTTACCAAGACCCATTTCGTAGGCAACCAAAACTTTGCCTCGTTCCACCATTTTGTCAACGGCTTCAGGCTGATAGGGCTTTAGAGTTCCTATAAACACTAACTACGACCATTCAAAGAACCAGGTAAAGAAGTAATAACGTTGTGGTCTTCAAGACCTGACAAAATCATGTCTTCTAAATCTAAAGCATTGTTCTTTTTTAAAACACGACGAACTTTTTCAATGCTTTCTTGAAAAAAGTCTTTTTCTGCTTGAACACGCTCTGCTAGTATCATTTCACTAGTGTCTTTTGCTTTCATCCTAAGTAGGCTGCCTCTCCATAAATCATGTCCTTAGCGTTATCCAATCCAAACCTTATCTGCTCATCGGTCATATCACCCACATCCTTGATGCCTGTGTCCCCGTAGTTAAAAAACTTCACTGTCATACCGTACTTCTTGCCACTGACAATCATCTCTTCACAGGCTTTCTTACCTGCAGCATCAATCTTTGGATTGTCAAAGGCTGCAATAACTATGTCGCTGTATCGCAGTAACTTGGCTTGGGTTTCGCTAACCATTGCACCAAAGGAAGCAACTGCTCCAACAATTCCTGCAGACGAAATACGCACAGCATCTAGTGGGGACTCAACCACAATAACCATGTCTGGGTTGTGTTCGTGAGCACCAAATAATGTTTTCGACTTTGTTACACCTGCAGGGTAGTTTTTAAAACTACGTGTTCCTTCTCCCTTTTCTTGCCAACCCCACAATGTGTAATCGCTAGGGCTTCTTATTGGCAAAATCCAGGTGTCATCTTCACGCCACAATACTTCGTACTTTTTTGCTGCCTCTAAAGTTATACGACGTTTATCTAAAGCCCATTGTGGTGGGTCTGTAAACAATGCCAGCCTTGCTTCGTTCATTGGTAGTTCTTGTTTTACAGATACATAGGTAGGCATTTGCTTTAGTCGTTCTCCTAGTTCTTCTATAGATATTTCACCAAGGTTTGCTAACCATTGCTTAACTTGTTCGTAGTCAATGACTTCACCTAAGTAAAACTCATTAACTTCACCGACTAAAGAAAATACGTTGCCTTTCCAACCACATGAAAAACAAATGTGTGCACCTGTTTCTTGATTTATCCACCAAGAAGGATTGTGGTCTTCCTTGCCAGTACGAGCCTTGTGCATTGGACAGAACGAAAGAATTTCATCGCCACGTTCACGAATAACTTCAATACTTAATTTTTCTAATACTTGTGGAATATCAACAGTCATTACATCAAACCTCGCTTACACAAAACACATGTGTGCATTGTGCTCTCTTCGTGGAAGCAACCTGTCTCCCAATTCCAAACCATAGATACTTCTTGAGGACCGCAGTTACGGCTTGCAACAATCTTAAAGTTACGCATGTCCTCTACATCTGGAACAGGCTCTAAACCAAAAATAACATCCGAGTCTTGAAAGAAAGAGGAGGAATAACCGATTGAGTCTGCGGTTACCTTTCCTCCACGCATCTTCCACAACAAAGTCTGTGTGGTTATAACAACGGGTATGTCATGACGTTGTGCTAAACGCTTGAGAGAACGAGTAACGTTTGTAATTGATTGAGGTGTGTTCATCTCTCCTGTCTGCTCATCCATCATCAAGTACACACCGTCTACAAATACAACCTCTGGCTTTAACTTAGATATTGTTGCAGATAAAGAAGCAACTGTTAAGCCGTTAACTGCATCTACCAAATGGAAAGGTGTTTGCATTTGACCCATGTCTTTTAGCATGTCTAAATAACGTGTCTCTTCATCTTGAAACATCTTTCCACGACGAAGTCTTCCGTGAGATACCTGTGCTCGCATAGCATCGTGACGTTGTTGTTGTTCACGGTTTGTCATCTCAAAAGACTGGAACATAGGCATCTTTCCTTGCTTATGAACATTGATTGCAACAGCCATAGCAATCTGAGACTTACCTGTTTTAGGTGGAGCAATGATTGTAATTAACTGACCACCTTGAAGACCTGCGGTTGCTTCATCCATTTTTGAAAAACCTGTAGCAATACCAAGCATTGTGTGATTAGCAAGTGCTTGATACTCAGAAAAACGGTCTTCTGCATCTTTAACTAAATCAATTTCGTTTGTGCCTTTAGTGCCTTGAAGGTTTACACGAGTAATAGTTCCTTCCATAGCAACCAATGCACCTTCATGGTCGTTATGAGTTAATTTATCAACTGAGTCTTCAAGACCTTGACGAACCAATAACTTGCGACGAAACGCAACTGCTTGGTCAACAAGAAAATCTAACGAGTCTTGTACATCTAAAACTTTGTAAGTTGGATAGTGGTCTTTAACAGTTACAGCAGTAGGTACTTCTGAGTACTCGGTGTAATGCTTAACAACAAACTTCCAAACACGTGAGTTGTCTTCATCAAGAAACCAATCACTTGTGATTCCTTGTTGTATTGCGGGGAGTATGTCTCGGTCTCTAATTACTTTGCTTACTAAACGATGCTCGTTATCTGCTGCCATTGCCCCATCTTTTCTCTAAAGCCTACTTAAGTCAATACCCCATGAGCCGTACATTGCGTTGCGAGTTGGTAAGTCAACCACACCTTTTAAATTTATGCGATATGGCAAATCATCTACTAACTCTTGTGTCGTTATATATGTTTGGGCAAGGTTAAATGGATTGCCACCACGTCTATCTAAAATGTCCATGACTTTATCTAGGGACTCTTTGTCCCATCCGTTTTCTTCAATCCCAGCAAGTTCTACAGACAAGCCGTACTTGTTTGTAAGAATCCACAACTGGTAAACCTCTGCCTTTTTAACGTTCTTTAACTTTAGAGAAGTTTCTTTAGAAATAATGAACTTTCGTTCTGTAACTTCTACACGTTCTGCAACTACGTCAGCAAGAACAATTAAACGGGGAGGGGTTTCATTGGAGATATCTCCACCCCTCATAGGACCTCAACTCTTGCGTACTTTAAAACAAATTCACGGAATGACTCTGCACTCTCGTTTGCTTTATCTGCAATCTCTTCAGGTACATCATCTGGAACAAGGATTGCATAGTGCCCATCGTTCTCTGCCATGCGAGCAGTTACAAACATTGTGTGCTTGCACTTGTTTCTAATCTTGTAAGAGGGACAAGAGCATTGTGCGTTAGTGTCGTTAGGACGTAGTTGTACCTCGTACACACCTGTCGGTGAGAGGAACACTTGCACTGTACGCCACGTATCCAAGTTTGAGCCTTTCATCCTTTAGCCCTCCGTAAGTCTTTACCAGTAAGTCGAACTCTATGGAACGCCTCGTTAGCAAAACTTGCCATCGCCATGCTGTATTTGGCGGACCAATTTTCCAGCATCTCGTTGGTAGTTACTATTGTAGGGAGTGCACGGTCATAACGGCTTCTTAATATCTCATCAAATGATGCGTCGTCGTATTTAGAACCGTACTCCTTACCAAGGTCATCCAATATCAACAGTCTAACGTTTAACCAATCTTCTTTAGCACGTCCGTGAAAACCCTCAATCTGACGATTCATTTCACGTTTTTCTTCAGCATCGGCATCAAAAGTGGCTTTCTTTCGTGACAAGAACTCGGGGTATGTCAGGTAGTACACAGGTCGTGACATAAGACCGTAGTCAGATTGATTTGAATACTGAAGTACATCTTTAGCCTTCTCAAGGTCTAAACGACGAATGAACTCCATCGCTGCAACAACTGCGTGGGTTGTTTTACCAAGACCAGGACCGCCATCAAACAAAAGTCCAACACCAGTCTGCCCTAGACCACCGACAGTCTTAATGCAGTTGCCTGTCAGCATGTCCTCAAGCCAGTCCTCAATGATGGGTGGGAACTGCGTCAGCATGTCATCAGGTTCTAATCCCATAAACCGCCGAGGGATGTTTGAGTTGTTAAGTATCCACCGCTTCTTGGCGGGTTCTAGTTCATCAATTTGATAGGTCAACGGAGATACCTCTGTCGTCTGTGTATTTACCTTTGCCGTTTGATGTCATTCCTGTCTCAACAATTGTTAGTACAAAATACTTCTCACCTGGAAACAAGATGCTTGTAACAACATCAATAATTTTGGCTTTCCACTTTGGCATATCAACTATTGCAAAGACTGGTAGGTCTTGTTTTTTCTTAGCCATTAATCTTCCCCTCGTATCGCTCTAAATACTTTCGTCCAACAATGGTGTTATCAAATGCCCGACCGTCAGAAGCATAGACGAATTGCTCGCCCTCGTCATCTACTGGATTGGTGAGTCCTTGGTTTTCTCGTGCCTTGTTCATGTGAGTTCTAAACATTGCTAGGTATCGCTTGTAGAGGTGCGGTGCCTCATCGCCAACATCTTTAAAGTTCTTCTCGTCCACCATAAACATCTTAAGGATTTCCATTTCGACCAGGGCTGTCGTTTGGTATTGCTTCCGCATCTTTGCGAGTGCTCCCGCCAGATGGTTTACATTCACGGTGCCTGGCAGCCACGGGAACTTACGACCTACAAGGAAGGAGAACTCTGCTGCAACATCACGGGTTGTCCACTCTGCCACGGGTCGCTTGCCTCGGGTCTTGGTGTCCTTCTTGGAGGGCGTGGACCTCGGTGACTCGTCGGCAAACTTTCCAATTCCGCCCACTTGCTCATCCTGCTGCTGCTCTTGTTTCCAAGACTTGTTCATGGTCTCCCCATCCACTTTTTGTATTTTTATATTTTCATTACTTATTAACTTATTAACTATATGACTATTAGGTAGGAGCACTAGACCATCTGGTTCATGTGTTGTTAGCCTCTGTGGAGGCTCACTAGAGCCTATGGACGTTAGCCTCTGTAGAGGCCCACACAAGGTGTATTGCGAAGTCGTATAGAGGCCCCTATTGCGTTTTCGCCTCGTAGCGACGAGATAGCCCCCGTCCTCTAAAGCCTTCAGAGAGGCTTTGACGTGGCTCTGTGCTGAGACCTTAGTCAGGGCGGCGAGATGACCCACTGAAGTCTCTATGACACCTTTGCGGTCTGCTAAGTGGCACAGTACGACTAAGAGACGGAACTGATAGTGAGTCAGTTCCGCCTCTAGGAGTTCGTCAGGGATGTTCATTCTGGGCGACGGTACTTGCGCTTTCCATCTTCGTCAATCTGGTCCATGACCATCTTGTAGACCACAGCGATGAGGGTGTCAGTGAAGTCTGATAGGACTTCCTCTAAACGTTCCTCAAGTACTGCTGTCTCCATGTCAATAAGGTTGAGACCATCGGAGATATCCCAAATCTCGTTCTTCTTACCTGCTGACCACTCAATAACATCAAAGCACTCATCTGAGTCATCCCATGCCACGGCGACGAGGTCTGCCTCATCTAGTGATTCAAGAACAGCCATAAGGTCGTCACCTGTTCTTACAGGAATACCTTGTTCAGATGCTGTAATAAGTACTTGGTCATGTGTTTCGTTTGGTTCTGCCGATGGCAAAATAACCTCACTGATTGTTTTCTTTGCTAATAGCAAACGAAAACCGTGGGTTACATCTACATCATCGGAAGTGCCAACTACTAATAGTCTTGGCATTTTATTCTCCTAGAGGCGACGGGTTGTTACTGCTACTGGTTTTTCTAAAAGCATCATAACAGCAAGGGACAAGAAGGCTCCTGCGGGTGCCATGATGATGAGGTCGTAAGGAAGATATCCAATTAGGTAAAAGACACCTGCGGATAATGCAAGGGCTAAAAATCCCTTGAACTTTTTAAGGTCGTAGAACGCATCTACTGCACCAATAAAAAACGATGTAAACGATGTTGCGATTATTAAGTCGATTATGGTTTCCATAACCGCATCCTACTACAACTAGGAAGTACCCTCTTCGCCTTTGTAGGAACGGACACGCCACTGGGTTCCCATAGGTACCCACTGACTAAGGCTGTCTAAAAGACGAGCCATTTTGATAGTACGGCTTTGGTAAAAGTAAGAGTATGAGGCGTGTGCAGTACCTGACCAGTAAACACCGCTTGATGCAGGTAAAGAGCCGTCAAAGTAATCTGTAGCATTAAAACCTGCTTCTACCTGTGCTGTGTCTAACCACACATTTACGGAAGAAGAAGACAGGGTTCCGTTAATAGTCAGTGTCATAGTTATGTTGCCAGTTGTTGATAGGTCTTCTGGAATGTAAAGACTTAACTCATATCTTTTCCATGTTGAGGTTAATGACAACGTTGAAGTTGCATTTACTACGTTTGTAGAGTCATCATCATCTGCAACTAAAGTCATTGTTACAGTTGAGTTAGTCGAAGCCTTCATATACACAGAGGCTGTATAGAAAAGACCCTGCGTTAACTTAAATGTCGACGGATATGTGTTTGTATTTGTAGAAATAGAGAGGTTTGTTTGACCAGAAAGTCTAAGGGAATAGGTTCCTGGAAGTCCTGGTGGTACATCAGCAACACGGCTTGTTGATGAGTTTGTAGTCCACCCAGTTACATTTGTTTCAAATGATGGGTTACCTAAAATGTTTACTTTACGTGGCTCAAGGAAGATGTCTAGTCCTCTTGCCTCATCGTAATTTGTTGCAGTTGCTGCAGGTGCCATTTGAACACAGTCAATGTTGTATGAGTTTTGAGTTCTAAACTTTAAACGAAAACCAGCATATACAGCACCTGTAGGAGCAGTAGCGGTTTGTTCTTTACGTTGGTAAACGCCTGTTGTTCCAAGTTCAACACCTACTGCGGGAGAACCAATTTGAACACCTAATTCGTCATACCAGTAAATACGTCCTTCAACGTTACCGTTTGAGTCAGAAGCAGCGTAGTAAGAGAATTTATAAGAAACACCAGCAGTTACTGGAACTCCTTTTGTTCGTGGTGCGTCTGTTCCTAAAAAGATGCTTGAAGTATTGGTAACACTTCCAGTTGCTGCTGTTTGAGTTACGTTTACGTCTGTATTGGCATAAGTAATTTTTGTTGTGGTTGGAACTGATGCTACGGTAAATGTGCCGTTAAAAGTTGAATCAACTCCTGTAACAATGATGGAGTCTCCTACGTCTAATCCGTGAGGAGCACTAAGGGTAAGAGTTGCTACGTTTGTAGTTCTTGCCTTAAAAGTTACTACTGATGCAGAGGTAACAAATCGACCAGAGTACGTTTTTTCAATAGCATTATTTCCAGTAGGTGCTGTTTTATTACTTACAGAGGTCAGTGTTCCGTTTGTTTTTGTCCAACGTCCTATACCGTTGGTAAACGAAGAGTCTTGAACATCTAAAAGAAGGTTTGGAGATACGGTTACCGTAGGTGCATAACCAGTAAGTGTTTCTATATAACCAGATACCCCTAAGTACGTCCCCTTGTTTTTGTATAGATAAACGCCTTCTCTAATTAATTTCTTTTGGTTTTTATTTGGCAAACCACGTTCTGGGTATAGTCCAAGGTTTAATTGGTGAACACCAAGTAATTGTGGAGGAGTTGTTCTTTTTCCGTAGGAAGGCTTTAACAAGGAAGCGTAGGTTAGTATTTCATCATAAGAAAAAGAAAATGGTTTTAAAAAAGTGTAAACAAAAGAGTCTTTATTTGGTATTCCTGTGGGTGTTTGGTCATCTGTTGTATAAACTTTTGGAAGCATTTCAAATAATCTGTCTTGACTTCCAAAGTCTTTAGGAACAACGGTTGCTGCAAAACCAGATTGTTTCCAAAGGTTTCCGCTTGTAAAAATCCACATGGTGTAATACACAAACTGACCTGTTGGTGGGTAGTAGTCATTCTTTGTATCAGCATCTAAAAAGTTATCTTTACCATCATAAAAACGGTCACGTTCAACTTTTCCAGAAATGTTGGTTGTTGAAGACTGTTCCCAAAGAATTAATCCATCTTCTGGAGTTTCTGGGTAATTATCGTTATTTCTTACTAAACGAATTTTTGTAAAGTCACCTGATGGTGGATTCCATAAAACCCAAACCTGGTCGTAGTCCATGGCATAAGCAGCCATAGGTTCTGAAGACAGGACAAGTCGTGGAGCCTGACCATAATAGGCTCCATGAAATATCGCACCCGTGTACTTTGCCACTTAAAAGTACCTACGCAGTCATTTGAATGGCGACGTAATTTAACTTTAGTGGGTAGTTGTTTCCTACTTGTCCATCCGTAATAGGGGTGTCCATTTCAACTTCGTATGTAAACTGAGATGAAGTTACCGTTTTAACAACTCCATAACCATTTTTTCCTGTTGTTGGATAAGTAACACTAAGAAAAACTATGGGAGTAAGATTAAATCTACCCACGTCAAACGCTTTGGTTCCAATAATTAAAGAGTCACCAGTAGTGGTTGTTGTTAAATTTACTTGACCTACTTCAATAGCATACGGGACTTGAGAAGGACGGATAATTTGTCCATTAAAAGTTGCTCCACTAGTAAAGGTATTTGCGGTATTTAAACGAGCATAGTTTGTTAAATCTGGGTAGGCAATAGAAAGCGGTTCCCATTCGGTTCCGCTCCATACTCGTACTTCTCTATAATTAGGCATTGTTACTCGCTAACTGGTGGTGTGAAGTTTGTGCCGTCCCATTTCCAACCAAGTTGTGGGTTGTTCTCCGCACTGCGTGTAAAGGGTACAACTGTTGGATTGCTAGTAAAAACCGCAGCATGACGTTCGTCAGTACCCATCACAATAACGACTTCGCCATCTAATACAAATGCTAAGTTGTGTGTGATTTCAGATTCAGGTTTTTTGTTTGTAACTTTTTTAGTTATTTCTGGTTCAGTCATTTGATTCTCCTTCGGTAGATACTGTAACAGGTCCCCACTTACCTACGGGGCATGAAGCATGAGGCAATTCAGCCTTTTTGGTCATAAAGCAACCACATTTTTTACAAGTCTTTGTGGCTTGAATTAAAAACGGACAGTTTAAACAATGGTTGGTGTACCTATATTCGTAGGTCTCTTCATCAACTCTACCAATTTTTGGGTTTACTAAATCCCAAGGGCGAACAGAATCCCCAGCCACTTTTTCTTTCCAAATGTCCCAAGGTCTTTTTTCCATTTTATTGTCCTAACGGTTTAACTAGTAGTGAGCCTATTGTACGACCATCTTCAAAGTTGCTTGAACGTGCAACAACCCCGTATCCAGTGCCAGTTGCTGTCAAAGATGTTGTTGTATAAGTGCCTATTTGATTGGTATAAAGACTATCTGTATAAGCATTAATGGTCATAGATGTTCCATTTGCGGATATTTTTAAGGCTGACCAACGTTCGGGAACTTGAACAGAGTCAACAACAGAAAATACCCCATCAACCATTTTTACTATTTGTAGATAGTAGTAATTAGTGTAAGTAGTTCCTGTAGCAGTTTGGTCACAAACTGTGTACGAACCCGCTTGACAACAAGCATACACAGGAACATTTGTAAACCCATCTGGGTCACACAGGTATTCTGTACCTATCTGTCCAAAAACTTCTCCAGCAGGACAGGTTTCGTAATAGGACTCTTGTAACTCGTAAATATCTGTGCATTCACCAGGAACTATAACAGTTTCGCATTTTCTAGTGGTTACCGTTCTATACGTACATCTGTACTCTTCCCAACGATAAGAATATGCACAAGTTTCAACTACAGTTGCTTCGTCATAACACTCTCGTGAAGTCGTATCTGGTGCACAATCTTGTCCTACAACTACCCACTCATTAAAATAAACGAGTTCATATCCACCAGGACAAATATAATCATAGATAGGGGTAACGTAAAGAGTATTTGGCGAGTCACATCGTAAATCATAAGAAGAAGGTTCTGTACATGCAGCAATACAGTAACTTTGTTGATGTGATGCTACACAATAAGAGTAACTTTGTGCTGTTTGATTATAGTACGGAAGAACTCCCCACCAGTTATTAGCATCTGTTACACGAATAGCAACTCCTGTTCCTGGAGTAAGTTCGTTTGCTTCAATTTCAAAATCTAAAAACCCAACATCAATAGAGGCTAATGGATAGTCAGATTTAGAACCAGTTGTTCTAGCACTATTACTACGGATTTGCCATTGACTTCTAAGAATGTCCCAGGCTTGTCCAGACTCAGCAGTACCTAAACCAGAAGTTGTATCTAATCTGCTAAATGTATCAAGAAGTTTATCTGCCCAAAACTGTTTCCACTCACCGTTAACTTTTACGTAGCCAAATTTAGCCTTCTTCCAACCGCCATTTACTTTTGCAAATAGACCAGAAGCAGACTTAAAGTCTCCAGATACCTTAGAACCTATAGCCATGTTATGTCCTAAGCAGTGTACTTAATCCAAATATCTCCGTTATTACCACCAGTTGGGTCAGATGTTGAGACCGTGATGTTACGAAGACGTGAGGTTAGTGCTTGGTCTCCCGTAAGAGTTCCACCAGTGATTTGTAGTGTTGTATCGGCAGCAAGAACAGCGGGAGTTGAATCTGAATCAATCCAAATAGTTCCTGTAGGTAGGCCTAAAGTTGCTGCATCAGGCTGAGTTGTTTGCATCAAAATTGGTTTGATTTCTTGGCTATTTACAAATAACTTTCCAGCAGCATCTACTTTAGTAAGTACGGTTCCAGAAGAATTTTTAAAACGAAGAAGGTCTGCAGTTTGACTTGTAAACCCTTGAATGTTTAATCCAACTACTGTCGAGTTAGAAGCCTGAATTGTTTCTCCACCAGTAAAATGCAAGTACTGGGTATGAACGTCTCCTTTAATTCCTTTTTCAATGTTAGAAACACGAGCCGCTAATGATGAAAAAGTAGTAGTTACGCTGTCAAAAGAACCAACATACCCTGATGAGACATGGGGCATTGAACCGATATAGTTTTCAACAGCCATAACTTCGTCTTGAAGACTATTGATGTGTTCCGCAACAATAATTTGCGTATAGTCGGTCTTATTTTGAAAGGCTTTGGTACCCGATGGGTAATCTGCTGCCATTTTCTTCTCCTAACAGTTCTGGACTATTTTGTCGTTAAATTGGTTATAAAACTGGCTTAACTATCAACCACTAGTGCTGTGAGTATGGCCTGAAGTAGTTCTAGTGCCCAAAGTTGTTTTAACTGCCGCTAAATTGGTCTCTAAGGTTTTTACCTTATTTGCTAAGGCAACTATGGTTGCTACTAGGTCAACCTCTGTAGTTCCGTTGTTTGTTCTTTCAGTAATTATGTGGGCTGAAAGGCCAGTCAATGCAACATCGTCGGAAAGAACTTTTACATTAATTCTTTTACCTTTTGTTTTCTTTCCATAAGTTCCTACCCACAAAGGATATGATGGGTCTCCACCTTCGTACATAACCCAGACCCCATCTCCAATTTCTGGAACTTCAGTCTTTAATGCAGAGGTTTCTTTAGGCCAAGCCCAAGGCAAATCTTTGCCTGTTGCTTGTCCACTTAACTGTGGGACATTTACTTTTAATCGTCTATGAGACTCTGGGTCTTTGTTAGACGCAACTATTCCACGATACATACCAAAAAAGAGTTCTTCTTCCATGTTTATACCGCTGTAACAATAAGGTCGTTTTCAGAAAAGGTTAATATTTCGTAATCAGCAGCAGTAATATCCGTGATGCTAGGTGTTCCACCAGTAATGTAAAGGAACGTTACACGTGGTTTTTTACATCCCGCAACACCTTGTAATACGTAAACAATATCTTCTGCATTTACTGTGTCACCAAAAGCAACGTAGTTATAACTAAAGTTATCTAGAAGGGCTTTTTTAATGTTTTTAGTAGCGTCTTCTTCTGTGTACGTTGGGTCTAAAGTGTAGTTAACACCAATATAAATTGGTTTGTATGTTGGTTTTACATACGTCATTGTTGTTCCAACAAGAACTTTAGTACTTAAATAATCTTTGACAGCGTCTCTTAAAGAAGTCCATTCAACAGTTTCTGTGTATACACCTGGAGTTGCTGACTCAACTACTCCAGGTGTTGCATCAGAGTCGTTAATATCTCTACTTGGTGCAAGATACATCGTTACCGCTGTCCAAGAAGAAGCAATTGCACGAGCCTTACCGCAGTTATTTACAGATAATGCAAGGTTTTCCATGTCTGCCAAAGTTACTGCACGACTTTGTGAGTTTAAATAAGCAGGAGCATTTGCTCTAATAGATGAATCAGATTCTGGTTCTGAACCACCAAGACCGTTAGAGGTGTTTGAAACATCTAGTGTTCCGTTAAGAGCAACCGTTTGTGATTCTGAAAGTCCAGGAACATAAGTAATGGTATCTAGAATAGAGGTTGCAATATTTCCAATAGTGCCCCCACCGACTATGTATACAGCACGAATGCTTGCTAAACGAGTAGGAATTGCACCAGATACACCATCACCAAATAAAACGTAAACGTTGTTATCTTTGTCTAATCTTGTGCTGTAAACAGTATCGTTTGGACCATAATCAAGTAAGTGCTTTACTTCAGTCCACTTTTTGTAAGTAACACCGCTTTGTACATAAACATCAATAGAATCACTAACTACTGGAAAATCTTCAATAACATAACTTTGGTCTGGTTGACCGCTAGAACTTCCAAGCAAAGCACCATAAGTATTAGCCGCTTCAACCGTGTTTAAAATGCCTTCATAAGCAAATGCTATGGCTGTACCACGAGTTCCACTAGCATAAGCAGGAACAGTAACTGCCGCTTTTGTAGTAAACACTACTGTGTAAACAGCGTCTTCAATAGTTACAGTTCCACTAACACGAGTTCCAGAAGGAACTGTTATTGCAGCACTTGAGTTGTTGTAAAATGTAATGTCAATTAAAGCATTTTGATAACCAGATGGCACATAACCATAGGTTTCTGCAATAGCCAACAATGACTCACGTTGTGTAGCAGTTGTAATAAATCCTTCATTAGCGATTCGGTCAATATAGTAATTGGCTATATCACCCATATAAGAAAAGGCTTCAATGAGAGCCATACCAAAATCTGCTTGGTCTGCTCCAGTCCATTCAGGAACTCTATTTTGAACTCTAGCAATGAGTTCTTCCCGAATTGCGTAATAATCACGGCTTGTGTAATCGACGGTTACTGGTACTTCATCAGCCATTATAAGTTCTCCTGATACGCTGGTTGTTTTCTAGAAATAGCAGCAATTGCTACTACTGCCAAGTCAGTTTTGTTATTTGGGAGTGTGTACTCCACTTCGATTTTTATTACACCAGAGGCATCTGTGCTTTTTTCATCGAAGGTAACTTCAACATTCTCTAATTCTAGGGTAGGTAAAAACTTTATAAAGGCTTGTTCTACCTCAGTTTTAATAGACGGTACGGCTACACCTACTCCGTCAAACATATATTCGGCTATTTTTGTTCCAAAAGCAACTTCCATAACACGTTCATCTGTCATTGTGCATATTACAGACCTAACTCTGTCTGCCCAAATTTTAGAAAAATCAGAGGCTGTAGATATACGTCCGTAAGTGTCTAACTTAAAAGGTAGAGAAATTGTTTTTTCAGCCATTTATTACACCCACTTTCTAGAGTTTATCGTACTGTACCCAGTGTCATTTTGATTAAACATTGAGGATTTAACAGAAAGAACTGGTGGTTTATGTAAAGACAAACTGTCCCCATCATCAAAATCAGATAAGTTTAAAACAGGAACAGAACCTGCTCTTGTATACCGTTTATCACTACTTCTATTTTCGTTTCTGCCATCTGTAACTGCCATACCTTCACAAGAGTAATGGCCTGTTTTGTTAAAAACATGAGTAACCGAATAAACAATCCAATGACCATCGTTTACGTCATCAACGCCTGAAATTTCAATAACACTATAGGGAGAAATTCTAGGGTCTCCTTGAGATTTAAATTCTGCTGGCATAGTAAATCGTGCTTGTTCTGCTTTAGCCTTTACTAAGGTTTTAGCAAACTCAGCACTATTTACAACTAATTTGCTTCCTTGTTCAGAAAAAAGAACTTTACTTTGATGAGTACGAAGACCTTTTTTACTAGTTGGTTTTTCTTGAGCGTTGTATATTTTTCCAGAAATAGGGTCAACACCTGTTATGTTTTTTGTTGTTTTTTTACCAAATTCTGGGTTGTCTGACCAATCAGTATTGGTTGGTCTAAATTTATCTAAGGTTCTTTCTAAAAAGGCATGAAAAGGTGCAGCCAAAGTGTTGTCAAAATGAAGCAGAGGAATAGTTCCCATAGCCTTGTCAATTAAAGTGTCGTGTTTTAAAAAATAAATTGTTGTCCCTTTTAAGTACACAATGTGCCCAGACCTATGTGCAAGTTCATTTAAAAATTGCCAATATGTTTTTCCATGTTGAGAAAGAACTGAATAACGAGCAGAACTAGGTGTAACAACCGCTTTTAGTTTATTTTTTTTAGCAATGTCAGAAACAACTTCGCTAACTGTTTTATTTACGTAAACTTTAGTATCTGTTTCTTTTAAGAAAAAGGTAGGTCCAGAAGCAATAACCTCAAACTCTTTGTTATTTTGACCAGTAGTGGTTTCTTTAACATCAGTTACATAACCAACAAATTCACCTTTTATGTTTAGTCCAGTTGTCCAAGTAACTTTTACTGGAGTATGAGTTCTTAACCCCTTTTTTAAAGTTTTGCTAGTTGCTAAATATTTAAGCGTCAACTCATCATGGTATTTAGCATTTTGACGAAGTTCTACGGTATGAGGAACCATTCGAACAGAAGGAAAGTCAGGATATTCAACTTTGTATTTAGTTCCTAATCTAGGTTGATAACCTGCTGGTATATGTTTAACTGACACGTGGAATCCTTAACAACGTTCCAGGGACAATATCAAAAGGTGAACTGTACTCTGGATTAAAGTCCATAATTTGATGCCACATGTCTGGGTCTCCAAATAACCTAGAGGCAACAACATCAATTCTGTCTCCCTGCACCCACTCATAAAAATAAATGTTAGAAACTTTAATTGGAAAGTTACGAAAAACAGTAAGTTCCCAAGAAAGTTTAGTTGGGTTATAGGCACGAAAAATAGTGCCATCAGCGTATCTACTATCTAAATAAATCATTCCATAACCGCATTTCTAAAACCTCCACCGCCACCCCTGACACCGCTAACGGATGTACCAGGAACAGTTCGTGGGTCTTGTGTAGTTTTTAAATCGTAGAAACGTGCTGCAGTAATTTTTACATAAGAAATTAGAGGAACCATACGAGAGTTAAAAACTCCATGAGTAATGTCTATGTTTGTAATTCTTCCTAGATATCTAAGGTTTGAACCCAAATGAAACTCAACAGCAGCACCGTTTAACCATCCTTGGTCTGATGTTTTGCCACGAAGAGAACTCATGTAATCTCCTTGACCTCCGTGTAGTGCTCTAAACAAAAAGTCTAAGTCGTACATAGTTCCTTTTTGCCAAATTTCTTTAAAAGTACTTTCAGTAATTGCTGTACCGTAAAGTTCTCTAGACCTAGTAATTTGGTCAACTTTTTCTTCTGGTTTGTTTGGTTTTAAAGTTCCGTCAGGATTAATGTAATTTAAATCCTCTAAACGATTAAGCATTAGTTCAAAACCAAAACCACCAGTTCCCGTAGGAACTATTGGGTTAACTTTATCTCTTCCACTCATTAAAAGTTCAGGAGACATATCTGTCATTGTCCCATAAGACATGCCAATTGAATTAGGGTTATAGTGAAATTTAAAACCGTAAGGTATGCTTTTCTTTCCTTTGTATCCTTTTTTACCCTGTTCTTTTGCTAAGTAATACGCTGTTTCAGAACTTATTTGTATAATACCTTTGCTATTTCCTAAATTATTAAATGCTGCTAATCCATCTGAAACTGTGCTTGGCATTAATTGTTTACCCGCAGTATCTTGCAAAGCCAAAGAAAGACCCTCTTTTCCACCACCACCAAAATGAGCACTTTTAATCAAAGGAATGTTGTATTTGTACTCTGCACGAGCAAAGTTTGCAGCATTAGTTACAGCGGTACTTGCAGTAGAACCACTTCCGTTATTACCAGTAGAAACAGCATATTTAGTATTTGTTTGGTCTAACCATTGTTTTGCAGTGGTTATTTTTCCTTGAAGAGCAGTTACTTCGTTACTATATTTAGTAAGGCTTCTTTGTGCATTTTGATAAGCAAGATTAACCGTATCAAAAGCAGCCTTTTTAGTAGCATTAGTTGGGTCAGCAGATAAAGCAGCAAATGCTGCTCCTCTAAGTGTTGCCTGTTTGTCTAACTCTTTTTTAGCATCGGCTTGTTTCTTTTGAGCGTTTGCTAAATCTTTAGGTAGGGTTTTTAATTCTGCTTGTGTTTTTTTAACTTGCACTGCATCACGTAATGGGTCAACAACAAGACAAACATCAGCAGCAGTTTTTGCTTTTGACCCAGCAGTGTTTGAAGGTCGTGGTCTAGGTGCTGGTACGTATGACACCATTAGTAGCGTCCTTTCGCAGTTCTTTCATTGACTTTTGCAATGCCTTCTTCAACAATTTTCATAATGTTATCTGCAGTTACTTGCTCAATTCCATTAAAGTAAGCGTTAACAGTAATTGAGTTTCCTACACCACCATCGGATATACCTATTGATGGAGTAGCAACGCTTTGACTGCTTTTTCCTCCCTTAATATGTGTTCCCCAAGGTGAGGCATTAATTGCTTGAATAACCGCTTGTGGGTCATTTCCAGCCTGTAATGCAGCAAGAATGTTGCCGTATTTACCGTTTCTAATAGTTTGAACAGTAGCGTCCAAACCAGAATCCCAACTTGCATAACGCTGTACACCTACAGAGTTCATGCTTCCAGTAGATTGGCTAGTTTGAAGAGTGGTGTTTAATGGGTTGTAGTTAGCACTGTTTTTCCAGTGACCACCTTCATAAGCCATCCAAGTTGTCATTGCTTGAATATTTGCAGCAGTAGTTGGTGCACCAATTTTAGAAAGGAACTGAGTAGCCCAACCTTGTTGGTCACCTGTTCCCAAAATGATTCCAGCAGTAGCACCAGATGTTCCAGACACTCCAGTAGCACTGCTATTTGCCATGTAACTTCCGCCACCTAGCAACAAAGATGCCGTGTCTCCACTTCCAAACATTTGTGCAACATTTGGGTTTAACTCACTTGAACCAGAAGCAGAGAGAGCGGTTCCTAAACCGTTGTTCTTTAATTGGTCTGGGTTTACTGGGTTGTTCTTTCCCTTTCGTACTTCATAGTGAAGGTGGGGACCAGTTACGTTTCCTGTGTCACCAGATTTAGCAATAACAGTTCCTTTTGTTACCTTTTGTCCAACAGAAACAAGCACCTCTGAAAGGTGACCATAAAGAGTTTGGTATCCGTCACCGTGGTCAAGTTCTACAGTTTTACCGTAATCGGCTCCTGGGTTTGTGTTAATAACAATTCCGTCTAAAGAAGCATATACAGGAGTACCAACAGGTTGTGGATAGTCATTACCAGTGTGCTTTCCACCGCCCCACATATCTCCAGTTGCACCATAACCAGTTCCTACAGCACCAGGAGCGGGAGATGCTGGGTTTGAATTTCCACCAGTTGCACCAAAAGAAGCACCAAAATGATAACTAGAACTTCCTCCACCAGAACCAAGAAATCCACCAATACCTCCTACAACAGAACCAATAATTGCTCCAGCACCAGAAGTAAGAGGAGCAAAAGGACCGCCAAGTAAACCAATAGCAGCACCTGTAGCAGCACCTGCACCTGCACCTGCAAGAGTTCCACCAATACGAGTAGTTGTGTTACTTGCACCTACAGCATTTCCAAGTGCGTTAGCACCTTTACCAGTTACATAACCAACCCCACCAGCAGCAAGACCAGCAACAGCACCTGGAAGAAAAGCACTAGCACCAGCAGCACCTGCTCCAACAGCACTTGCACCAGCACGTGCAGCAAGAGCAACTCCAGCCATGCTAAGAAGACTTGTTATAGCAGCAGTAACCGTTCCAATCATTGCCATAATTGCAGGACCTGTACGGCTTTCAGAAAGAGCACCAGCCCACCCTGACAAACGACCCAAAGCATCTGCAGCGTCAATTAACTTTGGATTAAACTTTGTTTCAATAACATTTGCTGCTTCTTCAAATCCTTTTAGTACAGGCTTGGTGTAAGCATCAAGTACGTTAGTTTCAGAAGCAACTAAACCTAATTTTGAAGCAAGAGGGTTACCAGCACCAGACATTTTTGATAAGTCTCCGCTGCCACCAGAATTTCTATCTCTGGCTATTTGAGCAAAGATTCTTTGTTGGTCTTCTGTCATACCCATTGCCCTCATTTGAGAGCCAAACATTCCACCTTGAAGAGAGGTGTTTAGTTCTTCTTGAGTCATTTTGCCTTGACCCATTGTCATGCGGTCATACATTTGATTGAAAATTTCAGTTGTTGAACGTGCTTTACCTGTGGCTACGTTATAGGTGCTTATACCTGCAGCATAAAGGTTTGCTGACATTCCACCTTGTGTCATACCAGTTAAAGCAACAGCAGCGTTTTCATTAGCCATGTTCATTCCACGAGCAGCACCACCAACACTTGCCATAAGGCTGTTGTATTGTGCACTGCCTGGAGTTACACCACGAGAAGCAGCAATGGCTGCAGCATTTGCTCCACCTAATGTTGAAGATAAGCCCATACCAAATGAGCCATTTATAACGCTTTCAGTGCTTTTAGCAAGAGTGTTCCAGTTTGGACCACCAGCAAGACTTGCACCAAAGTAGTTACCAGCACGTCCTGCTACTTCTTGGTATGTAGGGGCTGCCATAAAACCAGCAGCAGCAACACCAAGAGCGGTTTTACCCGCAATTTTTGCAAGAGCAATTCCTGTTGTAGAGTCTTTAGGAAGGGCTGTGTTTAAGAAGTTTGATGCTTCTTTATAACGAGAGACAATTGCTTGGTCTGAAGTTTCGCCATTAAAGGTAACTTGCTGCATCTGAGGCATCATGTTGGTGCTGCCAGTAGCAACCCCAATTGAACCGCCACCAGATGCAGCACCACGTAATCCAGCACCTATGCCAGTGCTATTACCTTTAACGCTACGAGTAAGGCTATCTACTTGAGTTAACTTTTGGACAATTTCGCCCAGCAAACTATTGACGTTATTTAAATCGCCAGGACCGTTATCAGCCATGTCAACTCCTTCCTAGTAACCTTGCTTTACTAATTCAATCCAGTTTTTACGCTCTCGGTTTGAGAGGTCTTTAATCTCTGTCAAAGTCCACCCTGGGTGACGGTCTGACAATGCCAGCCATTCCGCCATTAAGGTGGTGTATTCGCTTATATTAGAATCGAAACAAACCGCCCATATTAATTGGGACGATTACCTCGCCTTCGCAATCAGGGCAAGTAACTTTTAGGTCATCAAACTGAGGACCAATGTTGTTCTTGTTGAGTGCTTCTGCAATCTTTTGACGGTCTTGGATACCTAAGTTTTGAACTTGGAACTTGCTCAAAACAGGGCTTCCATTAATTTTTAATACGCACTCCTCAAGAAGGATTGTTGTCAACTCTGAAACGGTCTTGTCAGCATTGTTAATCAATGCTTTTTGTGTATGACCATTAGGGAGAGCAACTTCAACTTCTCCAACTTTGCAATCTACTGTGAAACGACGCATACTTTCATCAACCATTGGTTTGATTTTGATGTCGTTGTCAATCTCCACAGTAACTTCTTTATGCTCTTCACAAGTGCCGCAAATAGCAAAAACCTTTGATGTTGGACCAAATGTGGCTTTGTAAATACCAAGAAGAACTGTGTCTCGGTCTCCAGCCAACATCTTGTCTAAAATCTCGTCTGTTGCTTTTTCATCGCCAACCTTTACGGTTCCACGATTTAGGATTGTTAGAAGAGCCTTTCCCATACTTGTAGTACGAGAAATGGCTTCTTCATCACGTCCAGTGAGTTCCTTTACCTCTACCTGACGGATGACTTCCCCAGCGGCATTTAAATAACCGCCAGGGAGAGTCACCACTGTGTCAGAAGGAAGGAGAATGGAAACTGGTTCTGGAGCCTTTACAGGTTCTGCCAAAACATCAGCAACCATTGAGTTAACAAGGTCTGGGTTTTGTGCTGCTTTAACTGTTGTTTGAGTCATGTTATGTTCCTATTCTTGTCGTTACGCTATAGAGATATCTTTAGCGGCTGTAAATGCACCCTTGGTTACAGTTGCCCATGAAACATCAAAACCCTCATGTACAAGAGTCATTTGCTCTACGAGCAATGAGTTATCTCCTGCATTTAGGTCTGAGTAAGCAAGGGCTGTAGGCCAAGCGTTGTACACCTTAAACTGCATAGCAACATCATCTACTCCAGGAGTCTTTACATCTGGAATAGGGTGTGCCATTACTTTAATTTGCAAATCACAACGGAAGTTATCTGTGATTGTACGTGCTGCATCCCCCTGTACTGTTGCGAACATGTTACGCATCCAGTCCCATTGGTCTTTCTTTCCAAGAAGCACACCGTGTTGTAGTGTGATTGGTTGGAATGAAGTTTGTCCTGGAATCTGGTGAACAGTGGTGTTGTATCCACCTTCACGGTAAGGGATTGAATCTGTAGTAACAGCCAAACCAGATACTGATGTAAACCCAAGGGTTACAGCATCAATGTTTAGGTTGTTTGTTCCTACAGGGAGGAATGAAACCAAAAATCGGAAGTTACGGATTGGGTCGGTTTCAAGAGTTGAGCGATTTTCTGCTATAGATGCCATTTATGTCTTTCCTTCTTTCTAGACTAGAGTCTTCTGGCTAAGGGTGATGACCACAAATTCTGCTGGGTATTGCAAAGCAACTCCAACTTCAATGTTTACTTGACCTTGTGCAATTAATTCATCTGTGTTGTTTTCAGCATCGCACTTTACAAAGAAAGACTCTGCTGGTGTTACACCACGAAGTCCTCCCTGGTTACGGTAGTCGTTCAAAATTGAAACGATTCGTGTATTGATACGTGCCCAAAGACGTTCGTCATTGTTCTCAAACATAGCAAACTGAGTTGCATCAGATAGTGCTTTGTTTAAGTAAATAAGGGAACGACGCATGTTTACGTACTTGTTTGCAGTTCCATCTTGCTTCAAAGTACGTGCACCCATTACTGAGATACCTGCACCTGGAATTTGACGGATTGGGTTTACTGGAGAAGTAGCAGCATTAAGGCTATCTAGTTCTGCATTTGTAAACGCTCTTTCAACAGCAATTGCACCTTGGACAGTTGTTCCAAGTCCTGCTGGAGCCTTGAAAGGACCAGTAGTAGCATCTGTGTTCATGTAAACACCCGCAATTGCACCAGCAGGTCCAATTAAACGAATAGCACTGCTACTGCGTCCAACTGGGTCTGAGATATAGTAATGAGGGTAATAAACGGCTTCGTGGCTTGTAACTCCAAGAAGACCTGCTGCGGTAATTGCTTGTGCTGGAGTAAGTCCAGCCTTCGTTTCAGCAACAACATAATGCTTGCCATTACTTGCAGCAAACGCTGCTATTGTGTTGTAAACATCGTCAGCATCTGACTCAGTAATTGTTGTCCACAATGCTGGCATAAAGATAACTAATGGACGGTCTACTGCTGCTAACTTAACAGCAGGACCAGTTGAAGTATCTGTATATGTAGCAAGAGTAAGTGATGACCCGTCTAAGCCAGTTCCCGCTAAAGGATATACCGCTAGTGATGGGGCATTCACGTTATCTGATACAACAACTGATACGTACTCAGAAACAAGATTAACAACAGTTGGAAGATAATCAGTTGAAGTTGTTGAATTAAGGACTATGTTTTCGTAGTTTTCAAGAACTAAGTCGTTTGAAACGTCAGATGAAGTTCCAGCAACTTGCTCTAAGTAAACTGTGAAGTCGTAGTATCCAGTACCAAAAGAACCAGCAGTGAACTTAACACGAAGGTTAGTTCCATCCATTCCTTTATTTTTTGCAGTTACTGTAGCAACTGTTCCTTGACCTGAAGCACGTCCAATTGCTACAATAGCGGATGAAGCATCCGATGGAAGCATACGACAAACGTATAGGTCACGACCACCATTTTGGAAAAACGCTCCAACTTGGAATGTTGCTGGATAGGCAGCGTTGTAGCCACCAAAGTACTTGGTAAATTCATACCAAGAACTGACAAGTTTTAAAGTTGAAGGTCCCTTTGCAAAAGGTGCAATAACAGCACCTGCTGCTTGAGCAGTTCCTCCTGATACAACTTGTGCAGGAAGTAGGCGTTCAGTTACGTAAACACCTGGGCGGTTGTAAGTCGCCATAGTTTTTTCTCCTAACTAGATTGGTTGGGGGTTAGTCCGAATTATCAATAAGTGTTGTCCGAAATGGGTCCAAGGTACTCCTGACGAGGAGCCACATCTGGGCCTGAGATATTTATGTCCTGCACCTTTTGTAGAGTTTTTACATCGGTCTGTGAAATTTCACTTGAAACTCTCACAGTTATTGCGTTCATGAAGAGGCGTTTTCCTGCCTCAACAGTGTCTCGTTTTGTAATATCTAAAACATCTAAACGACGAACAGTGTCATCATTTGGAAGTAGATACCCAAACCGAAGTCTTAGTTTATCAAACATTAACTGACTTAAAATTTGTCGGTCATGTCTTGGGTTACGAGCAAAAGTAGTTACTTGATAATCAATGTTAATTGGAATTGGCATATCCATAACCCACCCCTCAGTAGCACCAAGTGTTGGTTCTAAATAATCGGGAGTTACAAGACCACGCATTGCACGTTCACGTGCCTCTGCAACATCAATCATGTCAATGGTGATGTATGGGTAAGACTGGTCTCTGATTTCTTGGTCTGGTTGTCCAAACCAAACTCCAACAGGACGAGCAACGCCTTCGTTATCAGAGCGTTGGTCTGAAACAGTAAGCCCTTTTAGGTGATTACGAAGAGCCTCGTCCTCTGCTAAAAATAGTAGACCCTTCACTTTTTACCTCCAGCCATGTATGCAACTGCTCTTTGAGATAAGAACTTTTCCGCTTCTTGAGTGCGGTTAGCAAATTTGCGGAGAACTGCAGAGGGAGGTTTTGTGGAAGAACCAAATTCTAACTCTTTAATAGCCTTGTCCACTTTTGGTGGCATTTTAAGTTCAAACTTATTATTAAAGAAACTGTAACGAACTTTGGCAACCATGCGTGAGTCTAGACCCTCAGCAAGAAGGTCTTCTCTTACTTGAGATGTCATGAATTGAGCAGTTTCTGTACCTGCTGCTTTGAGGGCGGTCTTCCAGTCAGCGGCGGTCATCACGAGACTTCTTTGAACCAAAGGCGTATTTACCAAATGCGTAACCTGCTAGTAAACCTAGCAATAGTTTTCCATGCTGATATTGGCCCGTGTTAAGGCCATACATTCCTTTGACAAATTCGTCACGTTCTTGAACAGACTGCTTGTCAGCAAGTTGTTCAAACCAAGGCGTAGACATAAGTCCCCTTTAAGCAAAGTAATCAGCAGGTAAAACAATAGAAACCCGCATGGCTTCTACTAAGGCAAGAATAAAGAAAAGCCCCCATCTCTGGGGGCTTAACTCATTACTTCTTTTTCTTTTCTCGTTTGTCCTCAGCCTTTTCACCCTTTTTACCTTCACGGGCTTCATGCTTCTTATCCATAGCCTTAATTTTTTTGACGTTCTTAACATCCATTTTACGGTCGTCTTCTTGAGACTTAGGCTTACGGTGTTTCTTGTCCATCTTTTCAAACTTGGCTTTGGCTTCTTTATCAAGACCCTTAGTTGTTTTAGCGTCTTGCTTCTTGTCAGAGGCTTTTGTGTACTTTGACATTACTTCGCCTTTTTTCCGCTACGGGCTGTTTTGCAAGTATTGCACTGGCACTTACAGCCTTTCATTGCCTTAGTTTTGGTGCACTTGCACCCACATGAAGCACACATTACTTCTTCTTCTTTGCCTTGAGAGCCTTGAAGTCTTTTCCATCAATCTTGTCTGTTGGCTTTGCTGCACCAGCAAGTTTTGCTTGCTTTGGTGACATAGCCTTCTTACCCTTGGCTCCCTTGCCGAAACCTGGTTCGCCTTTTTTCTTCATACATCCACAAGTTGCACACATTACTTTTTTCCTACTTTCTTTGGCTTGGATACTTTCTTTTTACCTGAACCTTCAGGAACACAGTTAGGCACTTTCTTGCCGTTCTTGTTCTTGAATCCTACCTGAACATAGCCGTCCCAACATGGGTTATCTTTAGCCATTATTTGCTCCTACTTGTATGAGGGTTTGCTTTATGCCACTTCTGCACAGCCTTAACGCCTTGCTGAACGGTCTTAGAGCCACCCATTTTTGTAAGGTTAATCTTGTCGTATTTACCCTGGTTTGTGTTTGTATGTTCTACAACTACATCACCTTTTTTATTTTTGGTGACCTTGTGGGTAACCTTTTTCTTTTTACCAGGAATGCCAATACCTAAAGTAACTGGCTTTTCTGGTTTAACGACTTTCTTTTTCTCAGCCATTAGGCAGGACCTAAAGTGGTAATCGTTCCTGATGAGCCTCGGTACTTAAGAGCACCTGCCTCAACATAAATGATTCCTCCACCTGTTAAGTTAGCAGAAGGTGCTGTTCCATTTTGCATAAGAAGT